AGCCGCCCAGTGGGACTTCAACACCGACAGCCACAGTACCAAGGCTTTTGCCTGTAACTGCTCCGCCTGTAATTGCGGTTGCCTGACCATTCAGAATATAAGCAATATTTTCTTTGCTTGCTTCTTCCAAAGTACCTTTGAATTTCACACTACGAGTTTTCGTCATCATAAAATCAGTAGTACGTTGACCCGATCTTGACTCTTGATGCTCAATCACATCACCATCCAGTTCAATTTCAAAGTCTGGCGCATTCCCCACATGACGAGCTGCCCCCGCCACACCTGCGACAATCGGCGACAAGTACAATTTACCTTGCAACGAAATATACTGTTTAGCCATTGGCCTTTACCTCTTTAGGTTTGACAACTTGAACTTTGACTTCTTCAATATTTCCAAGTTGTTTGTGTTTTTGAATTTCTGCTTCTGTTAAGCCACCAATGAAGTCACCTTTTTTAAAGCGACCAATTGGCTTCAAAGCTTTGTATTGCTTTGCCATAAATACCTCAGAAACTGTTAATCATTTGACATTCAAACAAATACGGCAGCCATAACTTGCCTGCTGCTGACATATGTTGAACACCTGCATTTGCTCGCTTGAATTGCTTAAATCCAAAAATCTCTGGATTAAACCCTTGCATACGCTTTAAGATTTCTAAAATCATCGGACTGGCTGCATTACGAATCAGCGTTGTATCTTCAAGTTGTGAGCCTGCTTCCTCAACACACAAAACGACAAGCCACTGTTGGTACACAACACTTGCTGCCCCATTCCCTGCCGACTCACCCACTCGATCATCTACATAAATGATGCTAATTGATGGTGCTACTGCCGTTGCTTGCAGCATGTCATCAACAGAAAATGGCGTGTAAACAGCTTGAATAGACTCAATGTCTTGCAGATGCTCTTTAATGATTGGCTCAAGCGCAAAATAATTACTTGGCATCTTTCAATAAATCCTCCAAATATTCCTCAATAGTGGTCAGCATATTCTGAGCATCATCTTCAGATACACCAAATATTGGACGTGCAGGAATGGTGATAGATTTACGCTTTACCCAACCGCCTGTCGGTGTTTTAAAAACAAGATAAGGCTTATTCTTGGCTCGAATCGTGCCGCCAAAATGCATCAACTTCGCATATAGAACGTCGGTAAGAATTGAAACGCCATTTTTGTTAAGTCGAGTACGGATCGAGTTTAATAGTCGTCCCGTATCTCTTAACGTTTGACCATTTTGAGCAATTGCCCGCCAAGATTTTTGCCAAGGTCTACCATCAGGTGCTACACCACGCTTAAAGCGATCGTGCACACCATCTAGCAGAATATCACCCAACTCGTCATAAAGCGCTTTATGGTCGCCTGCTTTCGACTCTACCTTTCGAAGCCAGTCCTTTAACTTTTCTTCACCTTGAAAGTAAAACCCTTGTCTATCTGCCATAACCACCTCACTTGACGCTTGGCATCTTGTTTAAAATATCATCACTAAAAACACCGCCACGATATGTCGAACCAATCGGCATTGTGGTCGGTGATTTAGCAGCAGGCTTAACTTCTTGAGTTGTTGGATTTTTAACAAGTAAAACGTTTGTGCCTTTTGAAACGCCCTTTAGATAGCTCATCGCATCGTCATAACGTCTACGAACTTCCTCAGATGCTTTGCTTTTCCAGAGTAAATATCGGGCAATATCACAGACAAAGATTTTTATATTGTCAGGTGGGTATTCAAGAGGAACGGCATACTTAGCACCAATCCAACCGTCAATAATTGAGCCTGCATCTGCTATTGCAGCGTCAACAGACTCACCACCAGACAAATAACGCTCTAACTGTGATACTTCTGTCAGGCTGTAACGCTTCACCATGTCATCACGTGTTGCGTACATGGCAGCCACCTTATGTAGTTGATTTAACTTTTACCAGTGCCTTTGGCTTTAACACAGTCGGCAATTGGTTTGCTTGAACATGCAAATCAAAACCGCGATCAAAGTCTTTAACGCGCTGTTTAGCGTAATAAGGCAATGCTGAAGTATTCACTGTTTCGTTGAAGTCAGCAGGTGCCAATGCAGTAACAAACACGTCCTGAGTACCACGTGGATATGCTGTACCTGTTTTGGTCGCATAAATCGGTGTACCGCCGATTGACTGACGATTCACAACAAATTTTAATCCGCCAAATTCAAAACCTGAAGTATTTGAACGTCCAAGTTTTTGCTCAGCAGCAGACCAACCTAAGAACACTTCACGGACGTTTTTATGAGCTACTAAAGCGTCATAAAATGCACGATCAACTTCAACTTCGATTGATGTGTAAATCTCTTGACCTAATGCATCTTCAATAGAATCAATTACGTCTTGGCATTTTTCCGCAACATTGGTTGTTGTTGTGCCTAAATCAAAATCAACCTCAGTTTGCGTAACACCAAAGTCGGTGAAGTAATTAATAATCGTTGACCCATCAGCATCAACAATAATGCCCTGCTTGGCTTTTAGTCGGCGAAATGCAAGCGTTGTATCAATCTTGTTTTTCATTGCTTGCAGGCGGTCCAATACTTTTCCGCTTACTGTTTCAGCAGCAGTGCTACCGAATGCGCGTACACCCATTACATCGGATGCCAAAACAACATCTTCGAGCGGCATATGCGGAATGGTCCAAGACTTCGCAATGCGAGTACCTGAACTATTTTTAGGTGCAACACCACCCCAGGCAGTTGTCGGCACAAGGATATTTGTCTCAGTCATAAACTCAGCACCAAAACTATTTGTAGTGCCTGGAATTTGTCGGAACAGCTCGATATCGGATGGATTACCGATTCGAGTTGGTAAATTTGTAATCGCTAAAGATAGCTCTTCTGTGCTAAACACTGATTGATCTAAATTCATTTCTTAGCCCCTTTAAGCTGAACGTACAGCAGTGATATTAAGTAATGCAAGTGCTGCTACTGCGTTGGTTTTCTCGCCGTTGGTAACGCCTGATGCATATGCCAATTTACCTTCGGCATAACGTGCATCACGCGCAATAATCACACCATTGGCTGTTTGCCCCGAACCAGTGACTACCGAATCACCGATATAAATACCTGCTGCAGCATTGGTCGCCTGAACGCTAAACTTGATTACGTTCCCACTGCCATCAAATGCAATCGCTTGACCATTTACCAAGCTTTGACTAGCTGCAATTGTCACGTTTTTGCGACTTGGGCGGTGATTACCCTCTAATTCCCACGCAATTACATCACTTACTGCTGTGTGATTGTCTGTTACTGTTTGAACCATTTTTAATTCCCCTTATTTACGTTGCTTAGCTTGATCTACAAGAGAACCAGCACCAAAAGTTTGTTTTTCATTACTTTCATCAACTTTCGCTTGATGAGTGAATAAATGAGCTGGACTAGCATTTGCAGGCGTGTTTTTCGCTGAAAACTGACGCAATTGCTTGGCTGCGAATGAAAAACTTGAATCATCCATCGCCGTGTATGCTGCTTTATCTTCAGCACTAAATTGAGTTTTCAATTCAGTTTCCAGTGCTGCAATATCATCATTACGTTTCTGTGCTTTAAACTGTTTAAGTTCAGTTTGTGCAGCATCACGCTCCGTTTCTGCCTGTTTCAAGGCATCTTTTACTTGCTCTAATTCGGTCACGTCTGTGTCCTCGTTTGGATTGTTTGGATTGTGACTTGCTGCCACAGCCATAGTGTTTTCATCTGCACCCAAGGCACAAAATGAAACTTCTCTGATGCGACCACCACGAAATACTGTGATTGGTCCATGTAATAACTTGCCGTTCACTGTGACGGTGTTGCCTGCTTGAATCTCATCAATGCTTGATGGCTCAATGCGTACTGACATTTGCCACGGGAAGCCATCATCTGAATCTGTAGCGACTTCAGTACCATATTCATTGCTAAGCAAGATGCCGCTTACAGTTAATCCTGATTCATAGCTGATTGCATGGCTTTCGATTGCACCTGCACGCTGATAAGACGAATGTTCAAGTAGTGCAGGAATACGACCTTTGATCTGCATCGAATCAAGATCAAAGATGACTTGCTTCCAATACCAATGGTCAGTAATCACTTCACCGCTATAGGCTACACCTGAGAATGTCCGTTTTTTCTTGCCTTCCTCCTGAGCATCTACATTTAGTTGCCCAAGTTGAAAGCAATATTGATTTTGCTTTTCTTTAGTTTTTGGCATATTTCACCCATTAAAAAAGCGACCCTATCGGTCGCTTGTGGTTAAATTCATTCTTAGACTACTGAAATCCCCTTTAAAGCTAATGCAGCTTGCCAATTCTCTTGAGCATCACCATCAAAAACTAGACGTTCATATAAGTGCTCTAAAGATGGTTGCAACTCAGCAGGTACTACCTGCTGTCGTAACCCATCGTCACTGAATACTGCGTAATCTTCTGGCTTCCACCATGAATGACAGCCCCAATATATTGCACCGTTGCTGTCAATTAACTCTACAGATAGATTGTTAGACCCACAGCCATAAGCTTCAGCAATCAGGTTGATTGCGTCTTTGTGGGTGTCTGGGATGATGTTTACGACTGATAAGTTAAACTTCATACACCAGCCATCTTGTTGAACTCAGAAGTAATAGCGGATGTTTCACTAGGAGTTAAGGCTCTATTTATCACAATCAGCCCACAATGGTCTGTATTGTCCTCGTATGTCGCAGGGATTGTTTGATTTGTAAGGATCTGAGTTCCGACATTCGGTACAGAACGAATCACTGTGCAACCTGTTAATTGTGCAGGTAGGTTTGTGATCAGCTTGTCGTCTACTGCATCAAAATCAATTCGACGTGGAGTATCTCGTAAAATAGGTCGGGCTGCTGAAGTGGTTTGGTAGGCGTGGTTGCCTAGTACCTGTTTGCAACTTACGTTATCAATGCGCCATGTTGATAGTACATCTTTAGATGCGAATGTAATCACACGTGTAGGCGATACTCCTGTGTCTGACAAGCTACAAGTGTATCTTTTCTTCTGCCCTGCATTTTGTGCAGATGACACTATAATTGCGGGCTGATTCCCCACACCAACAGACAGGTCTCCACCTGATATATATGTCGCATCAAACTCGATATTGTAGCGCCTCCCTGCGTAGTGACCTATTACAGTCTGATACACCGCGTTATTGACTGTGACTGCTTGTGAACCAGGAGTTGTTAATATAAGCTCCCCGCTTGATAGAGTCATACTTGCGTTTGTTCCAGCAGCCCAACCAGTTAAACCATTGCTGAAATCACCATTAACTACTTTCTCTACACCCAGTTCAAGCCCCTTATTCTTATCCAATAGCAAACCTACAGGCTGTCCCACAGCAGTCACAGGAACAGTCCCCGCAGCATCCTGAAACATCGTGCTTAGATCATTTGGGTCGTACCAAAAACCTTGTTCGCTATTCGCAAATAGCTTTTCCATAACAGTTTCAAAGCTTGGTCTTGTCCCACCAACAATAGTGGCTTCAGGTGTCCAAAATGCACCGCCAACGACGGTGCTTAGCGGCGTTCTTATCATTAGGTAGCTTCCGAATATGCAATTACGATTGGATATGCGCTGTCATTCCACATCCAAATACTAAATCCCTCACCAATATTCATTACCTGCTCCTGAAGAACATGAAATGCTGCTTTATCGGGTGAGGATGTACCTGTTGCATAACATGGCTTTGAGCCTCTTTGAACCGTTATATGTACTGCTTTTGCACCAGTTGACACACGGATGGGCGTGCTTGTGAGTGTTGCTGTTACTGTCATTTAATTCACCAATGCCTTTAATATGTAAAATAAGTCGTTAAATTCATTTAATAAAGACTTATCACTGTCTGATTCGCTACGAAGTAACGACTTGCTTTCTGATCTGTGCGTTTTAATACAAGTAAATCATTTGTATTGCTTACGACTTCAAGATTTAAATCAGGTGCAAGCAAAGCGCCGTTTAGCCCACTGATCTTGCTTAGATCAATGGCAATGCCTTTGGCATCAAGTATGGTAATTTGCTTTCCAGCCTTTTCAGCTTGCTTAAATAGCGTTGGTGTCTGAATGCCGATGACATTGCCAGCATTTAGATTCAAACCATCAAGCCCTCGGATAGAATTACCTGTCAATTTGCTTGCAGCATTTTTAGCAATACTAAACAACCGACTAAATGCACCAGTCACCTTGTCCCAGATACTTTTGCCTACTGTTCCCTGCTGATCTTTCTGAATTGCGGAAAGCTTTAGCAGTTCAGTTAGTTGGTTGTCTGTCTCGCTTGACAAGCCTAGTGTGAAAACCAAATCACTTGGTCTGACTTCTGGATCAAGCTTTACGGTTTTTTCAACCATCTTGCTTAATTGATCTGCATCAACATCTTTCAATGTTTTCTTAATCATTTCATTAGCAGATAGCTCGATCTGTTGCGCTGTAATCTGTTGAACAAGCGCATCATTCACTGCTTGATTGCCTACTTCACGCTCCTGTCGTGACTTTAAAATCGCATCAGGATGAGCATCATAATTAGATGGCTGAAATGACCACCCCTTATCTGGTTGCACATCGGGCAGATCATCATCAGGCGTTATACCTTTTCGGATTGCTTGCTTTTCAGTGATTGCAGTTGTAGTACAGCGGCAGCGAAAACCATTTGGAACGTAATATTTCTGCCAAAATGGGTCATCAATGTGACGAATCACACCATCCAAAGCCAAATGGCTTGGTCTGACTCGACTATCATTGATAGCCATATACTCAAGATAAGGTCGTTTGTCCTTATTTTGCTGCTGATGACTCCACTTTCCACGGGCATAAGCATTCTGAATATTGGTGCGGAATACATTATCTAAATGTGCTTCTGATAGCTCAATGCCGCTTTCATCTACCAACTTCTGAAAATCAGCAAAGGTCCCGCCACTTTCTAGGACCTTATAAGCCGACCTCAACACAGATTCAATTTGATCAAGCCCAGCTAAATAACTCACCGTTGACGCATATTGGCGTGATGCAAGATCAAGTGAGTAATACTCAGTAGGCAGTAAAACTTTGCGAGAGCGCGCAAACTGGACGGCTTGCAAGAGTGTCATGTCATCCATTTAACGACCCTCTTTAGAATGCACATATCCCAAAATATCAGCAGCAAACAATGCTCTATCCATTAGCTCATTGAATTGAGTTTTATCCGCATCTTTCAACAATGAAAATAATTGCGTCTGCAAGTCCTCGATGCTGTTGCTATTCAGAATCAGGTCTTTCATATCTTTATCGGAGAACAACTTAAAATCTTGCTCTGCCAATTCATCAAGCTCTTGTTGCTCAGCACTAAGCTTATTGACTGTGCTTGCGAAACTGAAAGGTTTGCTTGGAATTGCTTTAAATTGCGGTTGTGGTGTTTGACTTGGCAAAGATTCTGCCAAATCTCCCTCTTGCAATCCATACTCACGAATAAAATATTGTGTGGTAAATACTGCACCTGCATCTTTAAGCTGAACATCACGCTCAGCTTGATCTTTATTGAGCTGCTTAGACTTCTCACCCAAGATGATTTCATGCTTGCCCCAACCGTTTAAGGCACAAAGCGCATCAACAATAGCCTGAAATGTCGGTGTAACTAATCGAATATCTGCATTCAATTTATCTTTTCGTACGTTCTCATGCACTTCGCCCAATGCACGGCTACCAGTTCCATCAGTGCCACTTGTGAGTGTTTGCCCTAAGATTACTTTTTGAATCTGACGAATAATCGCATTATTAAAAGTCTCAAACGATGCCCCCGCATTACTCGATGATGCAGCAGATAAAATTTGCACATCATCCTCCGCATCAATTGAGATAACACTTTGAGCATGGGCATTTAACAAGGCTTGATTCATTTCCGATGGGTCTGAATCTTTACACTTGCCTAGAAGTATCGGTGTACCAAAACGTTCTAACAACTTCGCCCAGAACTTAAAGCCATTCTTACGAAAGAAATCCAACCAATAAACGACTGTCAGCAATGCTTTACCGTATGGCTGCTTATAAGTTGATTTACGCCGTGTCATAAAGAATTTAAAGGTTTGATCAACTTCGGATTCTTGCCCCGTGCCCTCTGGTCGATAGATTAAACGACCATCATTCTTAGGCTCGAACCACTCCATTGGCTTTTCACCAACCCATTCAATGCCTATTTGCCCATCATCATCTTGATCATAGACACCTTCTAAAACTGAATAACCAAATAGCAAGGCATTGATTGATCCCGTTGCAATCTCAGCAAACCATTCCTTAATTTCTTGCATTAATAAAATGGATTCTGGTGTATCACTTGGCTCAAATCGAAATGGAGTTGCAAGTAATGCGTCTATCCGTGTTTCTACAGCTTGCGAAATTTCATCGTCATCAAGAAGAATTGCTAAGCGATGGCGTTGTATCCCTGCTTTGCGCAAAGTCTCATCTAAATCAAGTTGTTTGCTTAACTTATAGAATTGACTGACCGCTTCTTGAGAATATAAGGATCCATTAGACAAAGCCTTTTTAGACGCTTTGTCCTTGATTTTAGACTTTGCCATGTTGATACCTTAGTTAAAATGTACGACTTCCTGCTGTTGCAGGTTTTTTGGGTGTTCTGCCTTTGATTAATGGCTGCAATGCGTATCGAATCGCATCAATGTGGTGGTTATACACATCGAGAATGACAGGTAGCACATCGCCCGCACGATTGACTTTGTACGAATACAAGCGAAATTCTCTAGCTGTTTCAGTGCAACGTGGATGAATGACAATCTTCTTAAATTTCTTTAAATAAGTAATGCCATCTTCAATACTTCCCGCACCTTTTTCTGCTGCTTCAATCTTAAAACCTTGTCGTTTTAAGTAGCTGATTGTTTCAGGTCGTGCTGAGTCTGCTCTGATCTTGTGTTCTCTTACGCCTGGTACGCCATCAAATAGCTTCGGCAAATGGTCAATTTCACAACCGACTTGATTCACTTCATGTTCGATATACAAAACATCATCATGTACCCATATTTTATTCAGTGTGGTTGGGTCTTTAGCAAAGCCCCAGTCAGCGCCGTAATAAACGTCCACCCAGTCAGGTTGTGGCTCAAATTCTTCAACAACATAATGACCGCTAAATACAATCGAGTCTGAGAACTCAAGATAACCGCCACGCCATACATGCTCAAATAAAGCCCATGCGTTTGCATCGCCTGCTTCTTGCATCTGAATAGCACGCTGACGATCTGCTTTATATTCATCAAGTAGGGTTTTACCTGCGAATGGATTGTTATCAATATTGACCTCAACCACAATGCTGTTGTCAGGTGTAAACTCACCACGCAAAAAGTCATCAATCGGGTCATGTTTTGATTCAGGATTCCATGATGCCCATATTTCAGCACCCTCTGTTCGCATCGTTGGACGTAGCAAGCGCAATGACTTATCAGATAGCCGATTCGCTTCTTCAATCCATGCCCGTCTAAATCCCTCTAATGACTTGATTGAATCGGCTGTGTGGTCTTGCATACCCTGAAACAGAATCACGCCATCACCGCCAATACGCTTGATTAAGTCACGCTGACAATCAAAGTAATCAGACAATCCAAGTGCTTTGATCTTATCTTCAATCAATTGCTTTGATGAAAACTTAATAGACTTCTGTACTTCACGAATACATACAGCACGAAGCTCTTTATCTGCAAAGCAATCCTCAACCAATGCCTCTGCAAAGAAATGTGATTTACCTGAGCCACGACCACCCCAAGCGCCTTTATAGCGCGATGGTTGCAATAACGGCAATGCCCATCGTGGCGTTTGAATCTCAAGCTCCACAATGTCACTCCTTAGTCAATTACTCGCCTTGTAATGGTTACGTTAATGTCACCACCATTTGGGCCTGTATGTTCAATAGACTGTTTATCCACCCACCCTGCACGGCATTTAAGCCAAAAGATTGCGGCAGATGTATTACCACCTGTTGCTTGTTGAAATAAGGATTGGGCGACTTTAGCACTTGCTAATGCCATCGCTGTATCAAGCTCTTTGCGATAATATTTAAGCAGTGTGTTCTTTGTAACGCCAATAACAATGGCAATTTGCTCTTGTGGTGTGCCAACACTCGCCAAAGCCTTTACGTTTGAGCGAGTTTCGGTTGTTGGTTCGTGTTTTTTGGTCATCATGCCACCATTGAATTAAACGCCTCGCCTGTGCTTTCAAGTACAGCTTCTTTGCCTGTTAGTGTCTGCCAACGGTTGATAATTACGTCACAATATTTAGGGTCGAGTTCCATGAGGTAGCCAACACGCCCGTTTTTCTCGCACGCAATCATTGTTGTCCCTGACCCGCCAAAGCTATCAAGCACAATGTCACCACCTTTTGTGTTATTTAATAAACAGTATTCAAAAAGATCAACTGGCTTCATTGTTGGGTGTTCGCCATTTCTGCGCGGCTTATCAAATTCCAATATAGTTGTTTGTTTTCGATCAGATGCCCACAAGTGCCCTGCGCCATCTTTCCACCCATAAAGGCAAGGTTCATGCTTCCAGTGATAATCTTGGCGACCCATAACTAGTGTTGATTTTTTCCAGATAAGACACTGGCGAACTTTCCAGTTTGCATCCTTTGCTGCGCCTCTGAAATTATAACCTTCCGAGTCTGCGTGCCAGATATAGAATGCCGCACCCGGCTTCATGACTGCATCGGCGGCAACATAACAATCCCTAAGAAACTGGCGGAAATCATCATCACCCATTGAGTCGTTTTTAATTGTTAATGCGTCTTTGGTTTTTCCTTCATAAGCTACATTGTATGGAGGATCAGTTAGCCACATATCAACAAGTTGGTTGTTGCATAGCTTTTCTAAAGCATCAATACTTGTACTATCCCCACACATCAAGCGGTTCTTGCCTAAAATCCACACATCACCCTCTTTGGTTTTTGGCTCTGCTGGTGGCTCAATTACTTCGCCGTCCGCATCATCTTCATATTCAGGTGCGATTTCTTCAACCTGACATATTGCCTGCAATTCCTCATCGCTAAATCCTGTCAGCGACAAATCGAAATCAAGTTCGGTTAGCATATCAAGCTCAATACGCAAAATATCATCATCCCATCCAGCATTTACTCCTAGTTTGTTATCCGCAATGATGTATGCCTTTTATTTGAGCTTCACTTAGATGAGATGCGTCAACACAAGGTACGTCCGTTAATC